TTAACAAATTCGGTCATCCAAATTATTACAAACGAATAAAAAAAATAATAGATATGAATCCAATGGAATTTTTTGACCGCCACAAAAAAAACGGTGGCGATTTATCAAAATGGGATGGTACAGTACCACAAGAAGAAACAGAACAACGTAAACCAAACCCCGATTTAAAACAATACAATTATAAATTTGTTAAGAATATTACTGTAATTGATGCACAAATTTTGAAATTATAAAAAAATATTTATATTTGTATTCGTGTTACACGAATTAGCAAAAAAAGACAAGTATTGGCGAAAGGTTGCTTTTAACATTTGCAAAGATAAATTTTTAGCAGATGACCTTGTTAACGATATGTATCTCGCACTTGCTAATTGTAACAAAGAAATAAATGATTTCTATGTTATTGTAGTTATTAAAAATTTATTCCTTTATCATATCAAACAAAATAAAATGATTGATTTGGAATTAGTAAAAGAACCAATAACTGAAATGTTTGAAATTGACGATAACGAAAAAGAAATATTGGATTCTCTTAAATGGTGGGAAGTTGAACTAATAGAAATGAATCAGCAATACTCACTTAGAGAAATGCAGCAACAATTAAATATAAATTATGCTTTTATATATCGTACAATAAAAAAAATAAAAGATGGCAAGAAGAAAAAGTAAAGGATTAGGCGATACAGTCGAAAAAATAATCAAAGCCACCGGACTCGATACATTCGTGGAAGGTAAAGATTGCGGTTGCGACAAACGAAAAGAATATCTAAATAAGATATTCCCGTACCGATTTAAGGCACGATGTTTGACAGAACAGGAATATATTGATTATGGCAAATTTTGTGAAGTTAGAACGCTTAATTTAAAACACGAACAAATTGTTTACCTTTGTGATTTATATGCAAGTGTATTTAACAAACAGAAATGGTATCCTTGCGTAGGTTGTAACCAAGTACAGGAAATGTTATCGATTATTGATAAATTAGATAAAGTTTATGAAAGTTATGAAAAAAACATTATTAGTATTACTTAGTTTAGTATTAATGGCGTTTCAATGCGAATCAGATGAGCCAACGAATTGTAATTGCGAAAAGATATTATATATCTATCAACCGCCAATGAGTAGTGCTGGAGTTACCATTCCTGCACGATATGATTATGTAAGAAGTATTTATGGCTATTGTGGAGAAACTTCTGAAAACTATATTGTTGAGTACGGTTCAGATTATAATAGATATAAGTTAATTTGTGATTAAAAATTAATCAATTAATTTGTATTAATTATGGATAAGAGAAAATTAAATGGAGGACATTCTACAAAACCTATCAATCCAAATGATGGTAGATTATCTACTAAATCGGATAATCAAAAGCTAATTGAGAACATAAGTCCTTATTCTGAACAAGCACATAAAGTATTAGGAGAAGCAATAGAAAATGGAGAAAAATGGGCAGTTGAATTATGGTTTAAATATTTCTATGGTATGCCTACTCAAAAAGTTGAACAAAACAGTAACGTTAACCTAAACAATTTTAGCTTAAAAGATGTAATTAATTTTGATAACGCTAAATAAAAAATACGAGCCGTTATTTAAAAATGATACTCGTTTCTTTTTAATTACAGGGGGTAGAGGTTCGAGTAAATCATTCGGGGTTGGTACATTTGCCAACCTTTTATCATTTGAATCAAACCATAGAATACTATTCACAAGGCAGACAATGACTTCTGCACATTTGTCAATCATTCCCGAATTTCAAGAGAAAATAGATTTAATGGGCTTGAATGATTTTTTTACAATCACAAAAAGCGAAATAACAAACATTCAATCAGGGAGTGAAATTATTTTTAGAGGTATAAAAACTTCAAGCGGTGATCAAACTGCTAACCTTAAATCTTTACAGGGGGTAACTACTTGGATTTTAGATGAAGCTGAAGAGTTAGTGGATGAAACTACATTCGATAAAATTAACCTTTCCATTCGACAAAAAGGCAAACAAAACAGAGTTATACTTATTTTAAACCCAGCAACAAAAGAGCATTGGATTTATAAACGCTTCTTTGAATCGGAAGGAGTTGAGCCGGGCTTTAATGGAATAAAAGGGAATACTACTTACATACATACTACCTATAAAGATAACATAGAAAATTTAGATCAAAGTTTTATTGATGAAATTGAACGTTTGAAAGTAAACAACCCTAAAAAATACAATCACGTTATTTTAGGCGGTTGGTTAGATAAAGCTGAAGGGGTTGTGTTTACAAATTGGAAAATAGGAGAATTTAACCCTGACAACTTACAGACTTCATTCGGACAAGACTACGGGTATTCAGTTGACCCTACAACGTTAATTGAGGTTGCTATTGACAGAAAAAATAAAAAACTATACGTACACGAACATTTTTATAAAAAGTCGCTTACAACTTCTGAAATTGCTATTTTAAATAATGAATATGCAAAGAGAAAATTAATTATAGGCGATAATGCAGAAGGAAGGTTAATAGATGAGCTTTGCCGTATGGGTAACAATATCGTAAGATGCGACAAGCCACCGATTGAATACGGCGTTTCTCTTATGCAGGATTATGAAATTATTATTTCTCCAACTTCAACAAACATCGTTAAAGAGTTTAACAATTACGTTTATTTAGATAAAGGCAGTAAGTTGTATATTGATGACTACAACCATACTATTGATGCTATTCGTTACAATGTAGTTTATCATTTAGGCGGAAGCGGTGCTCCGAGAATCTTGTAACAAAAATTAACTTTTTTACTTATACTAATATGAAAGTATTAATACCTGAAAATTCAAAAGATATTACTCTTTTGCAATATCAAAAGTTTACCGAATTACAATCACGTGAGGATTTAAACCCGCACGAATTTAATGTTCGTAAAATTCAAATCTTTACAGGATTGAAACCTAACGAGGTTAAATTAATTTCAAGTGCTGATTATGCGGATATACTTTCAAAAATTGATATTGCTTTAAATCAGGAATGCGAGTTTGAAGCTATTGTAAATATCAAAGGAATTGAATTTGGATTTATTCCTAATTTAGATAAAATTACGGCTGGTGAGTTTATGGATTTAAACGACAATCAAAATGGAGTTGAAAATTTACATAAGGTTATGGCGGTGTTATTTAGACCTATAAAGAAAAAAGATACTTTCGGGAATTACGAAATTCATCCTTACTTGGGTACGGAAGAAAATGCCGAAATAATGAAGCTAATGCCTATGAATGCCGTTACGGGTGCGATGGTTTTTTTTTCGAATTTAGCCAACGAATTAGTGAGTTATACCCAGAGGTATTTCAGTCAGGAACAACCGAAAGCGAATCCTCAAACTACTTTCAAAAGTGGGGTTGGTATGCAACGATTGACTCAATGGCTAAGGGCAAAATTTGGCACTATGATAAAGTAACAAACACGAATGTACATAAGTTTCTCTTATACCTTTGCCACAAAAGAGATAAACAAAGGGTAAAAGAAATGATAATAAAAAAACAATTAGCATGAATCAATTAAGCGAATTATATATTTACTTTAAACAATTAGCGGATTCCGATCCGTTTATTAAATCAGTTCGTAAATTAAACCCGGAACAAATGGCAAATGATAAAGAATTAATTTTCCCTTTGCTTAATGTATTTATCGATGCTGGTGGTTTTACAAATGGCTCAACGATATTGTTTGATGTTACACTTTCCGCTTGGGACATTCGTGATAAAAATAATGAGTTAATCACTGATCAATATTGGGGTCAGGATAACGAATTAGACAACCATAATACAACCCTTGCGATATTGAATAGGATTTGGGGTAAAATGTATAAAGACTTTGAGAATAAGAATATTACGGCAAGTGAAAACCCAACGTTTGAGTTAGGGAGTATGGAAGGTCATAAGTTATTGGATGGTGCAGTATTAACTTTTCAAGTCGAATTGCCAAATACAACTATTAACCTATGTCAGTAAAAAGCGAATTAGATAAATTTGGTAAATACATAGTTCAGCAGTCAAGGTCAAATTTGACAAAGAAAGACAAAAAGGATAGAGGCAAACTTTATAAATCTATTGGTTATGATTTGGAAGTTGGTAAGCGTAGTTTCTCTTTATCTTTTAAAATGGAGAATTACGGAACGTTTGTCGATAAAGGGGTAA